ACACAATTGTTGCGGCATCTTTGAAACGCTGAAGTGCAATTTGCTCCTTCAAACGAGCCATAGCTCTACCTGCAGCGCGAACATGAAGACCTACGATATCCCAGAGGGAGTCAGAAATGACTTCTTCTGTAAAGGAGAGCTTAACGCCCTTCTTCGATACTTTGCCTTCAATCTGCTTTGCAAAGGCGAGTGCCTGTTCTGGGTACTCTTGTCCCTCAGGAATCTCTGCTGCTTGAATAGCATTGACCGCTGGGAATTCGAGTGAACGACCCTTACCTAAGCGCACTGTCGAGAGCAATGGAGTCACGAGTAACTGTGGCTCTGCTGCTTCTCTAAGTGTGCGTGAAATAACCTTTGGGAAAAGTGCTGCTGCATCTGGTGATGCAAAAGCTTCCTTAATGGTTACTCTATTATTTTCGTCGATGTGCCCGTCCTCGGTTAATGCATTCTCCCAAGCTGGGAGACCCGAGAGGAGCTCTTGGATTGTCTTACTCATCTTAGGAATATTCCTCCTGTTTATTTTCTAAAGTGTTAGATTGACGCGGAATGCACCAACCACATTATTGACGTCCAGATTAGAACGTATACCCAACTTACCTGAGTATGTACCCGAGCGAGTAAGCTCGTATACGGTCTTCAGGGCACCTGGATCTGATGGCAACTGCATGTAGGAAAGGAGGCCGTCATCAAAGTTTGTAGCAAACTTCTCAACCTCAATAACTTTACCTACTACTGTCCATGGGTATGCGCCAGCTGCACCTGTTGTTGATGCAATTGCTACTGGACGACCCATATGGTCTGCCTTAATTAATGAACCAATAGTTACGTCATCATTGATGGCGGTTACCATTGGGTACTCAACGTATCCATGAGTAATAAATCCTGCACCCTGTGAAGTGCCCTTATCAAATGGACGGTAGAGGTCGTACTGTGCACAACCGATTGGAACAGAGTATGCTCCAACAGATACTGTGTCAGTTGCGCCTGAGCTGTATGATGGTGTTGCACCATTCAACGGATCCCAAGCTGCTGGCATCGAATCGCCCCAAGTTACGCTTGAACTTGTTCCGTTTGCAGGAACCATTCTTGCATCACCGTTGCTATCTGCCACTACCGAAAGAATTGTTCCCTTAGGAATTACAATTTCAAAACGGTTATCCTCTGAATCCAAATACCATGTTGGCAATCCAACTGATGGAAGTATGTAGGCTGCTGGTGCAATACCAGGTGAAACTACAAAACGACCAGCACCTGTTTTGGTGCCAACTTTACGAAATTTAGCTAAAGACATTATTTCTCCTTAAAGTTGTATATTAAAGTTTACGACGACCCATGAAGGCATCTACGAAAAGTTGTTCAACGGTAGTTACTTTTGTCTCTTCAACTTCCTCTTCTTGCTTGTCTGAGAATATTACATTCTCTTCATTTTCGACAGCAATCTCTGGATTGATTTCTGGCATTGTTGCATGCTTTGTCTTAGCGACAGGCATGGTTGCCAAATCTCTTAAAGAATCGGCTAATGAAGATGCTGTTCTTTTTGAGTGATCAGCAATAAGTTCTTCTCTAGCTTCATATGACTCTAGTCCGTTTGCAATTTTTGCGTCTACAACTCTTTCAACAAGAGTTCTATGCAATGCATTCTTGAGTTTTTGGTTTTCTTCTTCGAGAGACTGAAGTTTACTTACTGCGTCATTAACATCTTGCTCAGAGGCCTGCTCATCGGCTTTTACTGTGCCAGTGAGGTCTGTTGTTGACTCTTCAGTCTTCTCAATTTCTTCAGTAGCTGTAGCGTCTGATGAATCAACAGTATTAACCTGTTCTTCTTCTGATTCTACAATTACTTCAGATCCTTTTGTGATATTCCAAGATTCCTTAGCTGCTTCCATATCTTCTTCTTTCAAAGAAGCTCTAAGCTGCCATGCCCATTTCTTGTGCATATCATCGCGTTCTGCAAGGAAGTTTGCAATTCCTTGTTCGTTAGCTGCATTGGCTTCTGCAAAAGCTGCCATTACACTTGCATTAACTGCATTATTCTTCTCTAGAATAGTTGAAGCCAATCCCATTGCCTCAGTCAATACTGAGTCGTCTTTAAACGAGGCGTTCATTACTGACTCTGTCAATGTTGCTGGGAAAGCCTGTAGCTTTCTCATGTTCTCTGCAATTGAATCAAGTGCACCTAGTGCATCTTCGTAAATGTTTGAAAACAGTTCATGGAATTCAGAGAAGTCTTCACCCTCTACATTCCAATGTGCTCTATGTGCTGAGTAGTAAAATACCACTGTGTCATTCAATACTTTTTGAAGTGCGCCTGCAACGCCGGCTGGAGCTGCTTCTTCTAACTTAGAAGCTTCAGTTTCAACAACTTCTTCTGTTGTTTCATCTGTTGCTGTTGACGAGGCTGCTTCTGAAAGGTCTTGGCTAAGTTCTTCAACAGTGGCCAAAATATCCTCATTCTTGACTTCATCATTCATGTTTAATTTCTCCTCAAGAATATCTTTCTCACGATTCTCATTAGATAGTAATGAATCGTTGGTATAATTGTAATTTTCGCTTTCTTGTACTGCGAATGCTGTCAAGAAAGCCCCCTTCAGATGCAAGTAAAGTGGTTTTGATTCTTTAGATTTAAGATCTTTTAAGATTGATTTATGTTCTTCAACAGAATAAATATCTTCTTCGTTCATACTTAAAACAAAAGCAGAACTCTTAGCGACCCAATCGTCAGTGGAATTTTCTACCTTAACATCACCTTTATTGGCTTTTCTTACGCCAGACTTAGAATCTGCCGGTTGATTAACAAAAGAATATTCTTTGAAAGAAATATCCTGCATATCCACAAAAGCTAATTTGCCCTTGTAAACTTGACCCCTTTTAAACTTTGCGAGTCTTGGTTTGCCATCAGAAGACTCTGCTGCAAGGTCTTCTCCGGTAATTGAGCATATTGCCTTACCTGCTCTACCGCCAACGGATCCAGTTAAATACCTTTTGTCCAATACCTTTTGGACTGCAACTGGATCTGTAATCGCAACCTGCAAACGAACAAACGATGAACCATCTTCTTCTTTGTCCATCTTAGCGGCCATTACTCTACCAATTGGTTCTGAGTTAAGATCGTGATTCAAGATAATTGGCTTAGGGTATGGCTCAACCCATGACTGCAAAGCGGCTTCTAAAGCTTCAGCTGAGTAGTTGTTGTAGTTGCCAGTCAATCCGTTCATGGATTGCGGCCACTTCAATTATTAAACCTTTGTTTAAATCTTCTGATTCAGAGAAATTAAAATCTACATCAGAAAAATCTGGAAGTTGAACCTTGAAGGTCTCCACGAAATTAAAGGCCATTTATATCTCCATTTTTAAGAACTATACGTATAGTAAATTTGTTTTTATAACATTAAACAATTTTATATAATTATATCAGACTTTTACTAGGTTTTCTAAAAATTCAGAACTTCTATTGTCACCATTTTGTTTGTATTCCGAAAAATGAACTGGAGACATAATATGCGGAGCATATATGTAAGAAGCACTATACAATGAAAAACCTTTATTGACTGCGTTTGCAGACCAAGCCAGATCCTCACCCTGTTGATGGAATGTATAATCAACATTATTATAAACATCTTTAGACATCATTTTTGCTGCCATAATTATATCAGATTTAAAGAATGATCCAATTGGATAAGAACTTTCTCTATAAGCCAGTTCTCCAACCTTACCCTTCCAAGTCATTACGCTTGGAAACTGCTTACCGATTGGAGTCATATACATCAAGGGAGAAACTGCATCTGCTCCAGCCTTAATGTGAGCTATCAGAAGTTCTAATGTATTTGGATTCTCCAATAGAATATCTGAATCTAAACTTAGATAATAATCAGGCTGATATTCTCTAACAGTTTTAAGGATGGAGTTTCTTAGCGAAATCATATTATGATATTTAGAAAGTGTCCACTGTCTTCCATTATTTTGGTGCTCATAATGATTAATATCTTGTCTTTCATTCATTATGAATAGTGGAATTCTAGAATCCATTTTTTTCCAAGCATGTAGTGCTTGAGTGGTTGAGAGATCCCCGGGAGCGGTTTCAAAAACAAAACCAATATTAGACATGTCTAAAGATTGATTAATTATACATCTAATCCATTGTGACAAAATCCAATCTCTTTTATAGATTGGACATCCTATAATAAGTTTCATTTTTCTTCAGCTGTTTTAACTTCTTTTTTTGCTGCTACTTTTACAGGTTCTTTTTCTTCTGTCTTAGGTTCTTGTTTTTCTGTTTCTTCTTTGTTAACAGGAACTTCTATAGTCTTTGGCGCTTCTTCTTCTGATTCATCTTCTGAATCGTCCATCAAAGCCTCAAAGCCTTCCATGAAAGCATCCACTATTTCAACAAGAACTTGTAAAGCAAGTCTCGTCTGGTTATTTGCAACAGCTTTTCTAAAGCCTTCGATTGCATCCTCTTCTAAAAGAAACTGTTTTGAAATTTCAGAATTAATCATTAAACTCATTTGTATTTTCATCCTTAATTAAATTTTCAATTGGATCTTGCTCTTCATTAGTATACACTACATTATAGTCTTTTTCTAGAGCATTTTCAATTGCTGTTAACCATGACATGTCAGATCTTCTAATATTTGGAGAAGTATTTCTTCCATTTTGATTAGCTGGTCTAACCGCATTACCAGTTCCTCTTCTGCTTGAAGGAAGATTCCTTTGCCCCTTAGGAGCAAAAGCTTGTTTATCTCCATCCTTCTTAACGTCTACGGCTCCAGCTGGTTGCGCTTTAGCGGCTATTTTAGCTTGAGCCTGAGCTATATCAACTTGTACTCTACCTTGTACTGATGGGAATAAATTCTCTTCATCAACCTCAGGATCTAAGCCTAACTCAACTCTTGCTTCATCTAGACTAATCAATGAATTAGCATACTTTTGCATAATGTGTGTTTCTTTTTTAACCTGCGTATCAACGTCAATTTCTTTAAACTTAAAGAAACATCTATCGGATACATTGGCTTCAGATGGATTAACTATAGGATCAAATCCACCTTCAAACAAAAGTTCATTAAATATATGAAGCCTAATCATTTCAGAGAACTGCTTTTGATATTGCTTAACTTTATCATATAGAGCAACATCGAGTCTATCTGTTACGGATCTATTCCCACCGTTCATCATCATTCCAAGGTGGTGTGGAGAAACACCAAGACCAACTGCAACTCTTTCCTTAAAGTGCTCAAGATAACCTGAAGCATCTAGTGCCTCTTTCCCTGATCCAACAATTTCTATATCATGTCTGTGTGGAAGAATTAATCCACCTTCTGATCTTAGATTTTCTATTTCAGATGCCGCTCTATCAATTTCATCTGGTTCAGCTGGTTGCTCAGGAGTTCCAATTCTATATTTATATAGTGGAAATAATTCTCTGTGAACAAGATTTTGAATATCTTCTTCTATCTGCCTAAGAGCTATAACGTCATCTAGCACTGATGCTAAGAATGGAGTACCAAATGCTCTACCAGTTTTTCTATCAAGGCTGATATGTATAACTCTGTCAGCTGACCAAACTGGGTTTTTGTTAACCGGAGAATAAGTCAATGGATCAGTTCTTTGCTGATACAACTTTGGCCTGTTATGTTTATCTCTCATTATTCTTACTTGCTCAGTAGGAATAAGATAATAACCAACAATTGGTTCTATCGCGGAAACTGGATTTAATTTTGTAGGAAAGTACTCAGAGATATCTGCGCGTGCTTTTACGATAAAAACATTTCCATATTTAAAGAGCTGATCTGATACTTCTAATAAGAAATCTGAAAATGGTCTTTTCATTGCCATTTCCATAAAGTCTATTCTTTGATATAAATAAGAAACTGCTTCTGGATTTTCTCCAACTATTTGCCAGCCTTCTTTCCAGAAGAGTTCTTTATACTTATTAATAGCCTGTTTAATATATGAGTCAGTATCAACCGCCTGCATAATTCTCTCAAAATCATATGGAGATGGTTCAAAAGTTGTTCTAGTATTATACCAGTAAACTGAACCCTTATAGCCAAGTGCTAGGGCGGCGACTTTCATCGCCTTTGAAATACTCTTTACATCTTCTGGCTCTATGGTTTTTGCCACAAAATCAGAATCAGAAAAACCCTCTACTTGACGAAAAGGTATATAATCTTTTAAAGCCATTGTTGTCTCCTATAAAAACTAATTAAAATAGTA